AATGTTGAGTTTGAGGCTAAGGGGTTGCCGCCTGTACAGATTGGAATAGGTATCAATAGCGGAGAAGCAATAATTGGCAACATGGGGTCAGACCAAAGGTTTGATTATACTGCAATAGGTGATAGCGTAAATGTTGCCGCTAGGTTAGAATCTGGCACTAAGCTGGCGGGGGTTGATATATTAATAGGATCGTCAACCGCTAAGGTAGCTAAGTTTAAATTAAAATCTTTGCCAGCTATTGAGGCTAAGGGAAAATCTAAAAAGGTAGAGGTGTACACGCTTTGAAGGAATCAGCAATAAGCAAGATTGAAGGGCATGAAAAAGAGTGTTCAATTCGCTATCAAAATATTGAAAAAAGGCTTGAAGATGGTGCGGCTAGGTTTGACCGCCTAGAAAACATGATGTGGGGTGTTTATCCATTTATGCTCGCGTGTCTTGCTGTTGCAAAGTTCACTTGATACTATAGGCATTTAACCAATACCCCAGCAGGGGATAAACTAAGCAGAGGCTAATATGAGTAAAGTAGAAGAGAAGGCGACAATGACTGATTCAGTAGTGTTAAAGAAAAATGATGAAGAGCAAAAACCTGCTCCTACATTTGCTTACGCTGATTTTGACAAGGGCATTCAAAAGGAATGGCTTGCTGACGCGCTAAGTCCTGATGCAGTCTTGATTGTTAACCATATTCAAAACCTACAAAACAAACTGACTCAACTAAACCTTGATGCAGGTGATATTAACTCAGCAATCCAAGCAAACAAGGCCAGATTGACTGATCTTTTGCCTAGCGATGATCTTGCTGTAATCACCGAACTTGAGCAACAGGAAGCAACCGCTCACTAAAAGAGGCCGAACATGGCTGGACTTACGGTACATACGCAACCAACTACAGAGCCTTTATCCGAAGGTGAGATAAGGGCTTACTGTAGGGTTCAAGATGACGATGACCTTGATATTCTCCTTATGATGGGGAAAGCCGCTCGGCAGTTTTGTGAAGAATTTACAAATAGGGCTTTATTACTCCAGACGTTGAATCTTTTTCTTGATGCTAATGAGGATATGAATGATCCGCTGTGGGAGGGTATGAGAACAGGTCCATACCTAAACTACTATAAAAACTATATCACTTTGTCTAGGGGTCCAGTGCATTCTGTAACAAGCGTTGAAACCTTTAATGATTCTGATGTGGCTACTACTATGGCGGCATCTAGGTATTATGTTGATAGCGCTAGAGAGCCATCTAGAATTACGTTAAGAACTGGGGAAACATTCCCTACAGCCTTGAGAGTGGCTAATTCTATAAAAGTTATCTACAAGGTAGGTTATGCAAGTGTATCTTTAATTCCAGAGCCTTTAAAGCTAGGGATGTTAATGCACATTGCCTATATGTACGATCAGCGTGGTGATATGAAAGATTATCAGCAAACTTTAGCTATGCCGCCTATGATACAGAAGCTATACGCTCCGTATGTAATTCATGGGGGCATGGGTAGCTCGACCTTAATGGCGACAGGCTAATGGCTAGTTCTGGCGCATCAATAGGCGCTATGCGGAAAAGCGTTGTAATCCAGAGCGTTGCCAGCACTACAGATAGTGGTGGAGGCCGTGGCGTAGTGTGGTCTACCTACAAAACACTTCTCGCCCATGTACAGCAACAATCAGCTTCCAGCAAGTACACGCAAGGGGTAATAGACGAAAAGGGCTTATACGTCTTTACAATGCGTTACGTTACTGGCATCACCAACAGCCACCGAATTAGCTACAACTCTAAGCTATTTAATATTACCTCTGTAATAAACCTTGATGAAAGAAACAAGTATATGGTCATTAAGGCTATGGAAGGTGTTGCTGTATGAGTTTCATTATCGTAAATGAAAAGAAATTTATAGCGAAGATGACCAAGAGATTAAAGGACGCTCCTTTGGTTCACGCTAAGAGAGCGGTTCAACTATCTGCTGATGCGGTAAGAAATAAGGCTATAGAATCTATCGCTGGGGGTGCAAAAAGCGGTTCAACGGTTAAGAAATACAACCCAAAAAGAACACATAAGCAGTCCGCAAGAGGGCAAGCCCCAGCAACCGATACAGGTTTCTTAATATCTCAGATAAGTGCCTCATCGTACATTGAAGGCACTACGGCTATAGGTGAGGTTGTATCCTCAGCCCCTTACTCAAAGCATCTTGAATATGGCACTACAAGCATGGGCAAGCGTCCATTTATGCAACCTGCCCTCAGAAAAAGCGCAAAAGATATAAAGAAGATATTTATAAGAGAGGGTTTGATAAGGCTTAAAGGAGAGACTAAATGAGCATTAATCAATTTGCTTTGCAGACCGCTGTATTCGCCAAGCTATCTACAGACTCAAACCTTACAACCACTTTAGGCGCTAAGATTTTTGACGATGTTCCAGAAGAAACGCCATATCCTTATGTTCAGTTAGGGGAGGATGTTGCTATTGATTACAGCACAAAAGATCAAACTGGTTCAGAAGTTTCAGTAAACGTAGACGTTTGGAGCAGATATAGGGGCAGTTTAGAGGCAAAAAATATAATGGACAGGGTTCACACTCTGTTGCATGATAGCAGTCTGTCCGTTACTGGCTCAAATTTTATAAATATGCGTTTTGAGTTCAGTGATATAATCAGAGACCCAGACGGGATTACGAGGCATGGAGTAATGAGATTTCGTGCAATTATGCTAGGTTAATATAATCAACGAAGTTGATAGGAGAATTTAGATGGCGGCACAAAAAGGTTTAGATTTATTACTAAAAATTAACATTGGCGGCACCTACACAACTGTAGGCGGTTTGCGCTCAACGTCAATTACTATGAACGAAGAATCTGTAGATGCTACAAGCAAAGACTCATTCGGTCAAAGAACATTGCTTGCTGGTGGTGGCGTTCAAAGCGTTTCCATGTCTGGCTCAGGAATTTTTACTGATTCAGCGGCAGAGGTTGCTGTCAAAGCGGCTTTTGCGGCACAAGCAAATACGACTAATGGAACGGCTAGTAACCAAACAGCGGCTTTCCCCAGCTTTCAAGTTATTGTCCCAGACCTAGGAACCTTTACTGGATCTTTCCAGATTACTTCCTTAGAGTATGCTGGTGAATATAATGGTGAAGCAACTTACTCTATATCGTTAGAGTCTGCTGGATTTACTACATTCGCATAATACTGGAGGTGAGTAATGTCTTGGACTGTAGCTAAGATAAGTATTAACTCCGTTAAAGTTGTTGGGATGGTTAACGGTGAAAGAGTTACCGTTGCCTGTCCTGAGGGCTTTGATGGGGCAAGTGAGATAGTAATAAATGGCAAAAAACACGATGTTGTGGATTGCCAACTTGACTCCAGAGATGGTGTCTTACATTTAACCGTTGCAATGGCAACTACAAAGAAGGGAAAGTCAGATGACAAATCCGTTAAAGGGTCAGATATTAATTAGTCTTGGGGGCAAGGATTACACTTGTCGTTTGAATGTTGATGCCATTATTAAGATTGAGACACAGCTTGATAAGGGCATCCTTTCAATTACTCAAAAGCTATCAGAAGCCGATGTTCGCATGGGTGAGCTAGTTTGCATTCTATTACACGCTCTCAGGGGTGGTGGTAACGATGTGAATGAAACTAATGTGAAAAGCATTATTCAAGATACTGGAATTGTTAGCACCTGTAGCGCAGTAGCTACCTTATTGGTATCAACAATGAGTGATCCTTCCTCAGAAGGGGTTGAGTCAAAAAAGGGCTAGGTGACGAACTAGATGGAATAGTTTGGAGGCGTTTCTATGAAATTTGCGTAGGAATGGCTGGAATCCAACCTAGCGAGTTCTGGAATATGTCACCTGTTGAAGTTTACGCAACGCTTGCTGGATTTAAGGAATTTAATACATCAGACGATGGTAGTGACAAGCCTTTAGATCGGGAAAGCCTTGAACAGCTAATGGAGTTATACCCAGACTAATGGCTACTAATATTGACGAACTTGTCATCCAAATCAGGGCTGATACCAAACAGCTAACCAAGGCTCTTGATAAGGTAAAGAAGAAAACCAAAGATGCTGGAAATTCTGGCAAAAAGGGCTTTGCTGGCTTTACCAAGCAACTAGGGAAAGTAAAGGGCGTGGCTATGGCGGCTACGGCCGCTATTGTTGCAATCGGTGCCGCTGTAATCCCTATTGCAAAGGTAGGGATGGCGTTTGAAGATTTGCAAATATCTTTAAATACTGTGTTCGGTGGAATTGAAGGTGGTAAAAAAGCCTTTGACCAAGTAATTAGCTTTGCAGAAACAACACCCTTTCAAATTGAAGATGTTACCAAGGCATTCATCAGATTAAAATCTGCTGGCCTTGAACCTAACATTGAAATGCTTAAAACCTTTGGTGATGCGGCTTCTATTGCAGGTAATGCAACGGAGGCTTTTGCGTCTCTTGTTAAAATTGCATCTAAAGCTACAGGTGGTGGTCTAGGGCTTGAGGAACTTGAGCAGTTAGAAACCCAAGGCATCGCTGTATACCCAATATTGAGAAGACAGCTTGGCCTTACCAGAGACAAAATAGCTGATTTTGGAAAAACCACTGAGGGCGCGGCTTTAATTATTGAGGCGTTGCAAGCAGGATTAAAGAAAACTACTGGCGGCACTATGGCCGCTAGGATGGAAAACCTTTCTACAAAAGTTTCAAACCTGCAAATTTCATTTAAAAAGTTAGGGCTGGCTATTTTCCAAGGCGGTCTTGGCGATGTATTAAAAGGGATGACGGATCGCTTAACCAACTTTGTAAATGAGTCCGCTAGAGCCTTAGATATACAAAACAAATTGGCTAGAGGAGAAACAAGATCAGCAAGCGACAACGCCTTTGAAATTGACACAATGGCTCGTAGATTCACTCCTGACATGGGCGGTCAAATATTTACAAATGAAAACCTTGGCGCTAAAACAAAAGTGGCAGTGGATTTAATTCCTGAATTAGATGACGATGGGGTGAAAAACCTTCTTGCAGAAGTCAGCGGCTTCATTAGAAATTCAAGAGACATAATAAATAAAGCCTCTGGAGCTAATATTCATAGCGCGGCTTTTATGGAAGGAGAAGCAGAAAAGCCTTACTTGGAAGCTCAGCAGAAGATAAGGGACGCGTTGCTTGCTAGGATAGCAATTAGCGATAAAGCTAGGGAAGCGGCTGAGGCTTTAATTGATAAAGACAAGCAAATTGCTGATCTTTATGAAAAAGGCAGGGGAATGAATGCCGTTGCTGATCTTGATAAATTACAAGAAAAGTTCGCAGAATCTACAAACGCATTTTTAGAACTTGATGAGCTTACTGCGAAATTAAAAATAGCCCCAAAAATAATGGTTCCGAAGCTAGATGACAACGGTGAGGCTATTGTTGATGCGGTAACTGGCAAAATAGAGGAGGTAAGGAAATACTCCGAGGCTGTAGTAGCTGAATTAGTGGAGTTTGTTGGAGAGCAGAGAAAAGTAATCCAAGATGGCTTGGATTTAAAAGACTTAAATGCACTAAAAGAAAAGTATGGTGAAATTGCTGGATCAATACAAGGAACCGTAACTCCAGCGCAAGCCCTTAAAAAAGAAATAGATGCAATAGCATTAGCATTAGAGACTGATAAAGATGCCTTTATGCAGATGTTCCCTGAGATGACTCTTGCTGAAGTAAAGGAAGGTCTTGCAACTTTAAGGCTTGAGCTAACAGGTATGCAAGATGACGCTAAAAATACAACATTATCAGATCAATACGCTGATATTAAATCCGCAGTTGAAGGAACTGTCACTCCTTTTGAGGCTTTAAAATCTACCATATTAGGATTGGAAACAGCCATAAATTCAGGGGATGGCGTTCTTTTAGAATTTTTGTTTGGCGCTAGAACCCCAGAAGAAATTCAAGCTGTTATGGTAATGCTCAAAGATGAGTTAAAAGATCTCGGTGAGACGGCAGAGGACACCTCTAAAACTTTAGGAGGTCAGCTACAGCAAGCAGTAACAAATTCGGCTAACGCTTTCACCACCAACTTTGTCAACGCCTTGATGGAAGGTAAGAACGCTCTTGGTTCATTTAAAGATTTTGCAAAAAGCATGGTATCTCAAATCATCTCTATCTTCTTACAAATGGCAGTCGTAAATGAAATACTAAATAAAGTGTTTAACTTGACTGGCTCAGATGCTTTCCCCACGTTTTCAAAGACCTCAAGTTCATCGTCCAGCGCTGGTAACAGTTATAAGCCCAGACTGGCGGGTGGAGGGGCTTATCAGAAAGGAGTTCCAACCCTTGTCGGAGAGCGTGGACCAGAGTTAATCATTCCTAACACTGGTGGCAGGGTAATGAATGGCATGAACACTAAAAGCGCTATGGGTGGCGGTAGCACTATCGTGGTAAACCAAAGCCTTAACTTCTCAACAGGAGTTGTCGGCACAGTCAGGGCAGAAATAAACAAGATGATGCCAACAATAGCAGAGGTATCAAAAAGCGCGGTACTGGATGCCAGCCGTAGAGGTGGAAATTACAGGAAGGGGTTGCTAGGTGCCTAAAATAATACCAATACCGACTAACGTGGGGTTTATAAGTTCTGACTTCTCATTGACCAACACAATGGGCGTAACTGTATCACCATTCTCAGGTAAAACACGCACACAAGACTATGAAGCTAATTACTGGACAGGAAGGGTTACTCTCGCGCCAATGCGACGTTCACAGGCTGTAGAGTGGCAATCTTTCTTAACGGCCTTAGAAGGGCAGAAAAACTACTTTAAAATGGTTGACCCTGATGGGAAGAATCCGCAGGGGACATACAATGGTAGTACATTGCTGGCAGATGTTAGGGTAGATAGCGGTTCAAACGTAGCGTCCGTTGCCCTTTCTTTCTCAACTAGCACTATCACCGCAGGGACAGCAATATTTGATGGCTTAGTTGTTGGTGATTACTTTACTGTTTCTGGCGCTAACAATGAAGAAAATAACGACACCTTTAAAATTGTAACTAGAACTAGCGATACTGTTGTCGTTATAGATAAGTTGTTAACTCTTGAAGCTAATACCGCAAGCTGTAAAGTGCGTCAAAACGTAAAAGGATCAAAGGCAGTTAGCCTTAGAGCCAGCGGAAATAGTATTGCTGGCACAGTAAAGGCAGGTGATTATTTAGCTGTTTACGCGGCCGCATCTACTAGCGGCAAGGATGATTATATAAAACAGCTAGTAATGGTTACAGGTGATGCTGTTATAACTAGCGGAACTCGCGATCTTTACTCTATTCCAATACAACCAAAACTACGTCAAAGCCTTACTGACGATCATGTATTAGGTTTTTCAAGTTCAGTAAATAAAGGGTTGTTTAGGCTGGATAGTAATAACGTGGATTGGAGCGCCAATCAAAATTCTATTTATAATATTGTTTTTAGTTTTATAGAGGTTATGTAATGGCAACTAGGGCAGGAATTGACGCAAAAGCGGCTATAAAATTAGCGGAAGATCATCAAAATATTATTTTTGCTATAAAGGCAGAGTTTGATACAAGCACGTTGCTACTGCATTCTGGTGGTGGCGACTTAGTTATCAATTCAGAAACCTATACTGGTGCTGGCACATTGCTGGCGGTATCTGATATTGAAGACTCAAACGACCTGAAAAGCGCAGGTGTTACATTTCAACTGTCTGGAATGAACGCAACGGTGCTAAGTTATGCTATTTCTGAAAGCTATCAAAATAGACCTATTACGTTGCTTCTTGCTTTTGTTAGTGGAGGCACAGATCACGTTGATGGCGTTATGACTCTATACAAGGGAAGGATGACTTCCACCTCAATTACAGACTCCCCAACAGATGGAGTTATGATAACCCTAATTACCGAAAACAGGCTTTTAGATTTAGAGCGTCCATGCAATTACAGATATACAAAGGAGTCTCAAGTAGCCTTGGCAGGTTCGGGTGATACTGGTTTTGATGCCGTTGAAAAACTGCAAGATACAGACATACTTTGGGGTCGAAGCACTGGCGGCTTTATCGGTGGTGGCAATAACGGAAATAATGGGGGTGCCGCTGATAATGCGGCTCCAGGAATCAACTTAGTTTAATGAGCGTCAGCTAGGAAGCTAAATCATGGCTAGAAAACTCCCAGATTGGGAAGAAAGATACCACGCCTTTATGATTGAAAACAAAGATAGAGATTTTCAA